ACCCAGGGCGCGCAGCTGCGTGGCCGTGGCTGGTGTGCCGTTGATCCAGGCGCGGCTGCGGCCCTGGGTGTCCACCGTGCGCCGCAGCAGCAGGCCGCTGTCCTCGCAGGCCAGGCCTGCGGCCTCCAGCCAGGGGCGCAGCCGCGCGCAGCCGTCGAACTCCACGCAGATATCGGCCTGGGTGCAGCCTTCGCGCACCACGTCGGCGTCGGCGCGGGCGCCCAGGGCCAGCTGCAATGCGTCGATCAGGATGGATTTGCCGGCGCCGGTCTCCCCGGTCAGCACGGTGAAGCCCGCATGCCAGTCCAGATCCAGGGCCTGCACGATCACGAAGTCGCGCAGCACGATGCGCTTGAGCGCCATGGTCAGGCGCCTCCCTCGTTCCAGCCCAGTTTCTTGCGCAGCGTGGCGAAGTAGTTCCAGCCCTTGGGGTGCAGAAAGCGCACGCTGTGGTGGGCGCGGCTCACGAGGATGCGATCGCCGTGCTGCAGCGAGGCCAGGGACTGCATGTCGAAATTGGCGCTGACATCGCGCCCGGCCACGACCTCGATCGTGACCTCGTTGGCGTCGGACAGCACGATGGGGCGGTTGGACAGGTTGTGCGGCGCAATGGGTGCCATGACCCAGGCGGGGATGGAAGGGTGCATCATCGGCCCGCCGGCGGACAGCGCATAGGCCGTGGAGCCCGTGGGCGTGGCCACGATCAGGCCGTCGGCGCGCTGGTTGGAGACAAAGCGGCCGCCCACCTCGATGCGCAGCTCCACCATGCCCGAGGTGCCGCCGCGGTTGACCACCACGTCGTTCATGGCCAGGGCCTCGAACACGCACTGGCCGTCGCGGATCACGCGGGCGCACATCAGGGGGCGCAGGTCCTCCTCGTATTCGCCCTGCAGCATGGGCGTGAGCGTGGCCTCGAAGTCCTCCAGCGCAATGTCGGTGACAAAGCCCAGGCGGCCCTGGTTCACCCCGATCAGGGGCGTTCCGTATTGCGCCAGGTGCCGGCTCACGCCGAGCATGGTGCCGTCGCCGCCGACGACCAGGCCCAGGTCGCAATGCCTGCCCAGGCCATCGACATCGAGGGTGGGGTAGTCTGTGAGCCCTGCGTGCAGGGCCGATTGGGTATCAAGCACGACTTCGCAGCCCTGGCGCCTGAGGAAGTCCGCAATGCGCTCAAGCGCGTTGCTGGCATTCTCGGACGGGGCGCTTGCGCTGGGAGCGTGGTACTTCCCGATCAAGGCAACGTGGCGAAACGTGGACGTCATTTCTGGAAATTACATCATTAAAATCATCACATGCTCGACGAACGTGCCAAGTTGTTGCTCAAAGCGCTGATCGAGCGTTATATCGCTGACGGCCAGCCTGTGGGCTCGCGAACCCTGTCGCGTGCGTCGGGGCTTGAATTGTCGCCTGCCACGATACGCAATGTGATGGCTGACCTCGAAGACCTGGGGTTGATCATCAGCCCGCACACCTCGGCGGGCCGCATTCCGACTGCCCGGGGCTACCGGCTGTTCGTGGACACCATGCTCACTGCAGACCGTGCCGATATCGTGACGCCCGAGCTCGCGCCCGAGCAGCCGCAGAAAGTCATCGCCAACGCCGCCAACCTGCTGTCCAGCCTTTCCCAGTTCGTGGGCGTGGTGCTGGTGCCGCGCCGCACCTCGGTGTTCAAGCACATCGAATTCGTGCGGCTGTCGGAGCGGCGCTTTCTGGTCATCATCGTATCGCCCGACGGTGACGTGCAAAACCGCGTCATCTTCACCGACGTGGACTACTCGTCCTCGCAGCTGATCGAAGCCTCCAACTTCCTCAACAGCCACTACGCGGGCTTGGCGATGGAAGAGGTGCGCGAGCGCCTCAAGGGCGAGGTGGAGCTGCTGCGCGGCGAGGTGGCCACGCTCATGCAGGCGGCCGTCAACATCGGCACGGAGGCCATGACCAGCGCCCAGGAGGACGTGGTCATCGCGGGCGAGCGCAACCTGCTGTCGGTCAGCGATTTCTCCAGCGACATGGGCAATCTGCGCCGCGCCTTCGACCTGTTCGAGCAAAAGACCCAGATCCTCAGGCTGCTGGATTTTTCCAGCCAGGCGGAAGGCGTGCGCATCTACATCGGCGGTGAAAGCCAGGTCGTGCCTTTCGAGGAGCTGTCCGTGGTCAGCGCGCCCTACGAGCTCGACGGCAAGGTGGTGGGTACGCTGGGCGTGATCGGGCCCACCCGCATGCACTACGACCGCATGATCCAGATCGTGGACATCACCTCCAAGCTCGTCAGCAATGCGCTGAGTCACAAGCGCTGAGTCCTGCGGGTTAGGCTCTACAATAGTTGTTTGCCATGGCCTGCATCCGTGCTGCCTTGGTGAATCAGGGGCCTTAGCTCATGCTTGGTTAGAGCAGCGGACTCATAATCCGTTGGTGCCCAGTTCGACTCTGGGAGGCCCTACCAGATAAACAAACGCTCCGATGCTATAAACATTGGAGCGTTTTTTGCTTCTTTTTCCCACCGTGGGAAATCAACCAAGGCCTTTGCGGATCGATACCCGCGAGCGGTCATACACCTTTGCCGTCGTTGCCTGGTTGGAGTGAAGCTCGGGCAGGGCGCCGTATTGGGCCTTGAACTGGGTTGTGTAGTAGGCCCGCAGGTCGTGGAACGTGAACCGCCTGCTGATCACTGCATGCTCCAGCGCCTCGGCCATGACGCGCTGCCAAGTGGAAAGAAAACCGCTGTCGGTGTACGGGTTGCCAGTGCGCGTCACAAACACCGTCAGGCACCCGTCAGGCCTGGGAAGCGCGCGCAGTCGCCTCACCAGGTCCTCCATGGCCGGTGTGATCACCACGTTCTCCACCCGCTTCGATCCGCCGTGCTGCTTCGCACGCATGAGGCGGATGATGCTGCCGGCACTGTCGATCTGGGGCAATGTCAGGTGCAGGAACTCAATGCGACGGCTGCCAGCCATGGCCGCGAATTGGCCCATCAGGGAAATGACTTGGCGCTGCTGACTCTGCCCAGACAGCCATCCGATGAACCTTGCCAGCTCAGCGGGCTCCGGCGCTTCGGTGCGCGGCCGCTCCAGGTTTCGCTTCACCTGCAGGCACGGATTCAGGTCAATATCTCCCCGCTCCACGGCAACCGTCATCAGATTCGAGAGCAGCGCGATCTCGCGATTGGCCCGCACAGGAGCCTCAGCACGTTCCACCCGCAGATATCGCGCGATGTCGGCGGGCCGGATGAGGCGCGCAGGGGCCTTGCCGAAGACGCGCAGCAAGTGCATGCTGTACTTGCGATAGTCCTCCTTCGTGCGCTCTCCCAGCCTCGTCCACTGCGGCAGCGTCTGGTAGGTGCGCCAAACCTCATCCATGGTCCCCGCGTCGCTGGTGGCCATGTTCATATCGAGCACCTGCTGGATCGCCGCGCGCCGGTCCTGGCCAAGGTTGATCGGCTTCCCGCCCCTTGGGTGATACCGATACGTCACCTTGTCGCTGCTCTTGTGGGGCCGTGCCTCCATGCCGGGCAACAGGCCGAAGCCTGAGGCCCTGTCTCTCTTCCTTCCCATCACTTACTCCAACTGATGCCGGATGCGGCCTGCTGCCTGCCGGCGCGATTCAGCCGCTCCTCCAGCATCTTGCGGCCGACCAGCGGCAGGCCATCGGGGCGCCGTGGCAGGCTGTCCACCCCTAGAAAGGCGCACATGCGGCGCCATTGGGCGTAGTGCTGCGTCAGCGGCTTGCACAGCTCATCGATCTCCTCTTCAGTCATGTAGGGGCTTAGGGCGACTGCTTCGGCTGTCATGCTGCTGGTCCTCCTGCAGTTTTGTGCTCGACCTGCAGCTTTGTAGTCGGCCTGCACCTTTGGGCCTTGCGGATAGCATTGGCTTTGCGCACCGCGCGCTTGGCCCGCATAAGAATTGCATGCTGTGCGTCATGCTGGGCTTGGTCGATCTCGCTTTTGAAGCCTTCTCGACGCCACTCGCTCAGCACTGTGCCCATCCATTCGACTGCGTGCCACAGCGCCACCGTATCCGCCTTCTCGAGCAGCGGCGGATCGTTGTTCTTTGCGCTGGTCATTGCGCGACCGCTTTTTGGGTATTTTTCTTCGCCTCCCGACCCTGGCGCATGCGCTCCACGAACTCGGCCTTGCGCTTGGCGCGGTCCTCGCACCAGTCGATGTGCGCTTGCTGGTTCTGCTCAATCTTTTGCTTCAGCCATGCGGGGTTCAGGTTGCGAGCCCCCAGCTCTATCAGCACCTCAATGACCTCCATGAAACCCGATGTGACGTTGGCCACTTCGGCTTTGTCCCAGTTGCCGTAGCCAGTTCCATCGTTTTGCATCGCCTCGCGCAGCATGCGGCCCAGACGCAGCCTGTCCTCCTTGTGCCTCCGATAGAACTGCACGATCTCGCCGGCCATCTGCATCCCACGCGCTTTCCCTTCGTAGTAGTGCATTGCCGGGGCATCAAACAGAACATCGCGATAGATGTGCTTTTTCGAGCCAGCTTCGCGCTCGACCATGTAGGCAAAGGACAGTTCGGAGAGCACGCGGCGCTCACCACTGGGCAGCGTTACGGTACGTGCCTGCCGGTCTGCATCCCGTCGCTTCGTCATCACATCGTCAATGTGCTTGGCGACGGCGTCGATTGCTGCGTCGTCCAGCGGTTGACCAAGGCCATCGCAGATCCGAGCACCGACGAGGATCGCGTACTTTTTCAACCGCGCAGCGAGATAGCTGCCGGCCTTCCACATCCAGGCGCACTGGTCGGGGTCGATGTGGACCTGGATCTCCTTGAGGCCTTCATAGATCTCATCGCGGTTGTTGATGACATGGCGCGCGATCTCTTCGCCGGTATCTGGATGAGAGAGCCCGATCAGGTTGGCGGTCTTGATCCAGCCGAAGCCAGCCTCCTGGGCGCGCTCGATGCGGTTGCCGTTGAACTTGGGGCCGTTCGGGCGCAGGCTCAGAACGATCATCGAGAGGCTCAACGGCTCGACCGCAGGCGGCTGGCCATGTTGTGCTGGCGCCGGCTTCTGAGTTGCTCGCGAGGTCGTGGTTTCGCGAGCGGGTGCTAACGTGGCATCATTCGACATATGAAAGGTCCTCTCGGTTGATCGCTGCGGGGGGTTTCATTGAGGTCCAGCGGTTGGCGCTGCTGGTTCTCACAGAAGCCTGACCGGTTGGCGCCGGTCGGGCTTCGCCTTTTGTGTGGCCGGGGCGTTGGGTGGGACTCATAGCAGGGCCGCCTGAGGTTCATCGGGGCCTTGCCTCGGCTTCAGATGGATCACACGGCTGCCCCTGCCGCGCTTGCCATCCTCCGCGGGCATGTTGTCGCGCACCACATCCACGACAGCTTCCCACCAGTCGATTTGATTGCCGTGGTGTGCGTTCTTGGCCTTGAAGGGCAGAACCTCGCCGTACTTGGTACCGGCTTCAGTCAGCACGTAGCCGTCCTCGACCTTGCGCTGCAGGCCAAGCTCCAGAAGCACCTTGTTGACGAGCTGGCTGCTGACTTTGGCGCGGCCTGTCTGCTCCGCGATGCGGGCGCCGATTTGCGTGGGGTTGAGATGGACCATGCGCTCCAGTGTCACGGGCGGCAGAGCGCGGCGGAACTCGCTGAAGTCGATGCCGGTGTGCTGCTCGAAGGCCTGGAGCTTGGCGGCTGCCACCACATCAAGGCGGATGCCGGGCACATCCTTCAGTGCGTCGCCAACGTAGTTAATGACTTTCACCTGATCCAGGGGCGTGCGGCCACGGACACGGGCAGGCTTCGTTTCCACTGGCGCCGACAGAGCGGGCACATCGCCGACCAGCACACGGTGCTCGCATTCGATGAAGTACCGTCTGGCATCCTTGCCTTGAGGCGTGCGCTCGACCATGGACAGTTCTTTTGCCATGTCGATGCTGACGATGTATTCCTTCGGCGGGCGGCCGCCGGTACTTTCGCCCAAAAATGAGCAAAAGTCCTTGCCCTCCTCAAAGTCGTAGTCCTCGATGCGGCGAGGCATCCAATCTTTGAACTCCGTACCTGGATTCAGATGTTTGTAGAGGTCGCGAGCATCGACAGACAACACGGTGACGCCGCCGATCTGGCGCGGCGCTACGGGGATGAGTTCGTTCATGGTGCTGATCCTTTCAGGGGTGGGTCGGGGTGATGGGCTCGTCAACTTCATGCTGGACGGGCGCGGTGAATTGGGAAGCTGCACTGACAGCCCTCTGCAGAGACTCCAGGCGCTCGTCGGCTTCATGGTGTTCGGCGCTGTACGCCCCTTCGTCAGCAGCCCAGGCGACAGCAATCGCTGTGTGGAAGACCTCTTCCAGCACGTCGCGCGGCACAAGGTCGAAAGTCACCTGGTGCGCCGTGACGGTGACGCGCCTAGTTGGGCGAAGCTGGGTGACATTGCTCATGCCGCTGCTCCTTCAGTTTTGGGCGTTATGTCCACCTCGTGCATGAACTCGCTGATGTGGCTCACACGGCCTGCAAACTTCTCCAGCACATCGGCCTCTGGCGAATTGACCTGCAGGTCGTAGAGCTCGCCGTTGTCGTGAAGGCCAGCGACGTCGAGCGCTGCTTGCAGGATCTCCACCATGAGGTCTTCGGGGATGGTGCGCAGGTCAACGAACCGCAGGCGTTCATTGCCGTAGCGTTCCCAGTGGATGGGGTTGATGGGCTTGCTCACTGCTGGTTTCCTTTCGCTTGCTGTTGCTGTTTGCGGCTCTCTTCGAGCCTGAGCACGACCTCTGCCGTCAGGCTTCGGCGCGCGCTTTCCGCTTGCTCTTGCAGCCAACTCTTCAGCTCCGCGGGGAGCCGAAGGTTGGTCTGGACTTCGCTGGGTGCCATCGTTTTCCTTTCATGTAGCACTCTGCTTGGTTATCAATGTAGCAGTCTGCTTGGTTGCGTGCAAGCACTTTGCTTGGATAATCGGTGCATGGCCTCTGAAGACGTACAAACCAACCTCCGCTTGCCCGCTGATCTGAAGGATCGATTGGTCGCGTCTGCTGCGCAAAGCAAGCGCTCTTTGAGTTCTGAGGTAGCGGCACGTCTTGAGGCCAGCTTCCATGCGGGTGGCGTGCCTATAAGTACTCGCGTTTTGAACACTGCAAGGGAGCTTGCTCGGGCTGCTGGCATCGCCGAGGAGGACGCGCTTGAACGCTTGGTCTTGCAGGGTTACGCGACCCTCAGCAACAGAAACGTTTTGGTCGTTAGGGCTGAGGCAAATGCCACGACTGACGATCTCATCCGCGTCATAAAGGTCGCAAAGAACTTTCTTCCCGATATCGCAGAAGTGCACTTTGAGAAGGACAACCCGGGCACGCCGTAGGTCTCTCGTCGATGCAGGCGAGGCTGCAGCGGCTTTGAATGTTTTCATGCCCATCCCCCAGCAATCAGGTTGCGGATGATGGCGGGACCTTCGGTGCGGTCGGTGGCCTCGTGCTCCTCCAGGTGCTCGAACACAGCCAGGGCCTCGGCCTTGGTGCGCGGCTTGATCTGGGCAAGTTGGCGAAAGCAGAAGTCGACGTGCTCCTGGAACTCTGGCCAGTGGTCGCCGGCCATGTCCACGCTGGCACTGCGAAGCCAGTAGAGGGACCGCTCATATTTGTCGGCGTGAAGACAATCGGCGAGCGTTGACGGCACCAGTTCTGGGTGTTTCATGAACCGCGCATCTGCTTTCGCGTGGTCGTAGCCCCAGAGCGCCTCCTTATCTTTGCGCAGGCCCTTCAGGGCGACCTTGCACGCGGTTTCTGCAGGCGTTAGAGCGAACAAGCCGTCCACAGAGCCGAAGCGGGACAGGGCTTCATCCTTGCGCGCCTGCCGCTCCATCGTGGACTTGGCCAGCGACTCCAGATTGGCAAAGCCGAATGTCATCAGCACGGCAGCGAAGTGGCCATTGGAGACGCGGGCCACATATTTGCTGTACCTGTCTTCGAGGTCCTTCGCCGGGGTCTTGATCTGCTTGAAGGCCAGCAGCGCCTTGTCGATCAGGGCCGGATGGGCTGTCTTGATGCAGTCGCGCAGCCAGAGGACTGCATCCACCTCGCGGTCACCGGTTTCGTTCTTGGGAGCGGGCGTCTCCGGGATGGAGAGTGCTGTGCTGGCGCTGGTCTGCACAGGCGGCAGCGTGAAGAGGGCGCGGAATGCTTGGTTGTCTTGCATGTTGAGCTCGCTGATGGGTTACAGGCGTTGGCGGGCGGCGCGCTCAACCTCGGCGCGGCGTTCCGCAGGTTGGCGTCGCTTGCTCGCCAAGTGGTTGCGCCAGAGCAGGCCGAGGGCCCAGTTCACGGCTTGGGAGAGGCTGGCGCCGGCCCGGCGGCGCATGGCCACCAAGCGGAAGAGGCAGGCGAGTTTGCTGGTCATCGTTCACTCCGACAGGTTGATGGAAGGGGGTGCCAAACTGACACCCCCTTCGCAACACCTCGCGAGCGGGAGTTCATCCCTGGACCTGCCCTCTGCTTCCTGTCGGGCTTCCCGGCTTCGTATCGCTTGCCGAGGGCTTGCCGCTTGGTGGTGCGTTGTGATGAACTTTAGCACATGCTATGAATTGCGCAAGATAAATATTTGCAAATGCTATAGATTTCAGAAAATTGCACCATGCCCACGCAGCACGCAGACGCAAAAAAGCCCCGTCGCGCGGGGCTTGTGGTAGGGCAGGGCGGCTCGGCCGGCCGATGGTGCCGGTGTGGCCTGGCTACTCGCGGCCCAGCTCGGCCAGCGTGTCCTGCAGGGTCTTGATGAGCCGCTCAACGTCCTCGGGCGGCATCTCAACCCATGTGGTCGTGACGGGCAGGCCGGCCGATGTCTTGGCCGTGTGCTTGAGCCCGATGAGCGTCTTGCCGCCCTCGACGCGGGTGCGGACGCTGGTGAACTGGAGCAGGGGTGCAGGAGTCATGGCGCCATCGTGGCATGAAAAAGCCCGCTCGGGGCGGGCTTGGATAGTTAGGTGAAGCTCTTCTGGTTTGATTCGTTGAAAAACGAACTATCAAACGGATCGCCGACATAAATTGGCACTGGCAGAGTCGCCCACGTTCCCGTGCTACGGGTTTGATTTATCCAAGTTCTACAATTTCCATCATCTGTTATGAAATGCGATATTCCGGCTGCTTGGCATTGGCCGAGTAGCTTGAAATCATCTTTGGCTGTCGCTCGATCATAGCCAGTTGGACGACGCGCTAGGCTTGTTTCCGCAACTGCAGCGCAAGCAATAGCATGATCCACATTGAATGGAAGTATTAAAAAGTTCCCAAGTGGCAAGTCTTGTATTTTTTGCCGTATTTGAAATTCACTGATGACAATGGTAGATAAAAACATTTCCACCTTTTGCTCAATGAAGACTCGATAATATTCTTTGGCGTTTTGGTGATTTGCTCTTGTGTAGTCAGTTAGGGTTATAAGGAATGAAGTGTCAAGTAGAACGCCTTGCATCAATCAGAGCCTCTCAACTCTCTAACCCATTTAACATGATCATCGACATCGGACCATGCTTTCTGGCCTTTGTCAGTCATTTGTTTGAATTGTTCTTCATCGAATTTGGGTTCGTATTCGATGAACTCCAAAAGTTCGGCGTCTTTTATCTCGCCGGTGAATAAGTTGAGTTTTGCCTTGATCCGTACCGTTACGTCATGGTAAACATGATTTGTGGATTGCGCTTTAACAATCGCCTTATCGGTTTTTATGGTTAGGCTTTTCCCACCATGTAATCTGAGATGGGCATTTGATTTCTTAACGCCCCCGAGATCTTGCAGCTCACCCCTTACATAGCGCTCAACATTCACCCAGTGTTCTTTTTTTTCGGTAATGAATTGAGATCTGAAATCTATTCTTATGATTTTCAGGAAGGCGCTGCTCTCTATCCTAAAATGCTTGAAAATGTTCAACTTGGACGATTTCTGCCAAGACTCAATGATTTGCTTGCGCTTTGAGTCTATTGAACTTATGTCAAGGCCGCTACCAATTGTCTTTAAATCATCAAAGAGATTTTGAGAAGTCAAAGATGGGACTTCAAGAGCAAAAGAGCCTTTTTTGATGGCTACTACTATCTCTTCTTTTGGTACATCTTTTTCGGCGCCTTGAACAAAATCCTTAACGTCCTTGCTGAACTGGATCAGATCATCAATTGGCACACGGTCAGGAGTAACCTCGTAATCGCGAGATTTATCTTCAAGAGCGAAAGTGACAGAGGTCGGTTCCATGATGCCCCTAAAGCATACCATTGACGGCATGTCAAATCTAGCACCTGCTACCAAATGTGTCTGTTGTTAAGCATTAGATAATTCGTGCAAGTGATTGATTTTTATAAGTTATTGGCTTTCGCGTCGGAGCTTTCTTAACGAGCATCTGACTGGGCGCGGAGGCTTGGCAGCCGCAAAACTGCAGGCCGACCTGTGCGGCCTGGCCAGCCACCCTACAACCTCGCGGCGTCGGCCTTGCATGGTGGATGCGTCATGGCGGTATGGCGGCTGACACTTGGTGCGGCCCCGTGACCTTTGCTATCGCCGCCCATACGAGGTAGGCGACCCAACTCTTGCCGTCTCGTGTGCAGTAAACAAGGAATTCCCCCTTGTCGCGGCTGCTCGGCCGATACTTGAACTCGCCGCAACCCCTGACCGAGTTTTGCGCAAGAGCCTTGCTGATGGGCAAGTTGAAGTCATCTCTCCAAGGGCCGGGGTAACGCTCCTGCAGCGTCATGTCTGCATGGGCGGCAGCGGCTGCCATCACCCCCGCCACGATAAAAACCCTCTTCATCCCTCTCTCCTTGTGTCATAAGCCAGCAACAACCAGTGCCTTACCCCTGATGTAGCGTCCACCAAGCCTTCACGCGGCCCGCGACATTGATGCTATCGGCGGCTGTGCGTAGGTCGATTCGCTCCTCGTCTGGAAACTCTTCTGCGTTATCACTGCGGAGCACCAAGGTTCCTGTCGAGTGAATCAGAGCGCGCTTCAGCAGCAGGCGGTCACACACGTCCAGCACATAGATGCCTGGCACGTCGATTGACTTCTGGCCCATGTCCACGAAAACCAGATCGTGGTCACGGATCGTGGGCAACATGCTTTGCCCGATGCCTGTCAGGATCTTGATGCGGTCGTAGTTCGTGCTGCCGACCTTCTGGCGCACCCAGCTTTCCAGCACATCAAGGTGCCGGATGATTTGAACGGGCTCGCTGAGGCCTCGCCCATGGCCCATCGATGGCGTAGGAGATAGGTGCTGAAGTCGCACGTAGCCGGGCGGAATGTCGTCGCGATCACTTGTCGGCATGCTGACAGGCGCCGCGGCTTCTGCGGATGACGCGGTGAACCAGCCAGCGTAACCGGGGAGCGCTTCGAGCTTTTCCACGAAATCCTCTTTGATGGGCCGGTGCCGGCTCTTCATCTGACCGATGAAGGAGCCGTTGCTGTAGCCCAGCAGGCGCGCAAGCGCTGTGTCGCTGCCAGCCTTCTTGGATGCAGCGATGAGCCGCTCAATCCTGAATTCCTGCGTGTCGTTCGTCATGTCTCGAAGATAGCAATTGCGAAAATAGCGTGCGCTAACGATTTGCTTGTCTTATCTTTAGCGTGTGCTATAGAATGGGGCATGCCCATACCCGCCCTCACGCCACAAGAGGCCCGCGAGCTTGCGTTGCGAGCGGGGACAACGCCCGCCTACCTCTACCAAGTTCTCACTGGACGGAGGGCCGCAAACCCGGCCCTTGCGCGCCGGATCAATGCAGCCGATCCAAGGATCCTTTTGTCGGACCTGCGGCCTGGCGACTGGCACGAGATCTGGCCGGAGCTTGTGCCAGTCGCTGCCCAACCCGCCGAGATCTGACCATGCAGCCGCGTCAGGACATCCTCCGCCCGCTACGCGCTGTCTCCAGCACGCCCTCCACGCACATCACGACCCGGCTAGCCCGGCAGCGAATGTGCAGCTCCCCCGCCATCCATGACAGCTCCAGCTGGCTCGTCGTCAACGTCTGCTCCCGTGCGCTCGTGTCGGGGTTCACGTTGGTGCTGACGCTGGTCCTGGTGCTGGCGTGGAAGGGCTGGGTGTTGAGGTTCATGGCGGCTCCCTTTGGTGTGGTGTTTGTTTGCATGGCCGCGATGTTCGGCTTTCCCCACTTTCCCGTCCACGTCCAATTTTTCAGGAGCCGGATATGAGCGCTCTCGATGCACTGCGCCGCGGCGTAGATAACTTCCCTGGTGGCCGCGCTGTCGTGGCTGTTCGTCTCGGCAAGACTGACGAGGTTCTGCGCAAGGAGCTGTCTGGCGCTTCGTCGCACAAGCTCGGCGCCGTCGATGCGCTGACCATTGCCGGCCTGCTGCGAGACGCAGGCATGCCTCACTGCTACGACTACGCCGCCTATGTTGCGGCCGAAGCTGGCGGCCGGTTCGATCTGCTGGAGGCCTGCCGCACGGCGGTGGCGAGCCCCGTGGACAAGGTGTCCAAGCTGGTGCTGGAGACCTCGCACATTACCAGTGCGGTGATCGAGGCCATGCAAGACGGCGTGATTTCGGACAACGAGCTGGCGCAGATCGAGCGCGAGATCGCCGAGGCCGAGGAAGTGCTGCGCAAGCTGCGCCAGGCCGCCCGCGCCGTGAACACCGCAGGCAAGCCCCAGCGCGAGCCGGCCGTCCCCTGACCCTTTTCGCCAACGGCTAGGGTAGCTCCCGCAAAGCAGACCCACCACCTGCCGGCCGTTGGCTTTCTTCTTGTGGTGCTCCTCCTTTTGTGGTGGACACATGGCAACAGCAGTTCAAAAGCAACCCCAAACCAACGTGCGCCGCACCTGGCTCGAAGACGCGCATGCATCCTGCGATCCTGAAATGTTCCTGCTGGTGCTGGATGCTTGGGAGAAGGGTGCAAGCACTCCCCTCAGGAGCGCGGACAAGCAGCGAGAGGGCCTGTACCTGACCGACATTCCAATCAACCGTTGCGCCATGTCCGCTGCGGCCTTCATGCGCCGGCAAAGCATTGATCGGCCGCAGGCCTACCTCTGGAGACTCGTCAACCTTGGGCAACTGATCGAGGCTGCTCCTAGCCATGGTTTGGCGGAGTACATAAAGGGCGAGGAGGTGCACCTTGCGCTACTCCGCGCCGCCGCTGTGGCGAAGCTCTGCAGCCGGGAGGGGGGATGCGGCTTCGATCTGGAGGATGTGGCCCGTCATGCGGCGGCTTTCATCAAAGACGAAGGAGCTGCCAATGCGTGACTACGGGAAGGTCCACAGCACGTTCTGGTCGAGCCCTACGACCAGCAGCATGACAGACGACGGCAAGATCCTCGCGCTGTACCTGATGACGTGTTCGCACAACACGATTGCAGGGGTTTTCCGACTCCCCGACGGATATGTTTCCGAAGACTTGGGGTGGTCACTGGAAAGGGTTGGCAAAGGGTTCGATGAACTGTTGTCTAAGGGTTTCGCAAACCGTTGCGGAACCACGAAATGGGTCTGGATCGCGAAGCATCTGGAGTGGAACAAGCCGGAGAATCCCAATCAGCGCAAGTCTGCGGCCAAGATCGCCCAGTGTGTGCCCAGCGAATGCTGCTGGAAGCTAGATTTCATGCGGGTTTGCGGCCCGCTGCTCGGTTTGGAGCCTCCGCCAAGTCCGAACCCTTGTGGAACCGTTGGCAAACCCTTTCTTAACCAGGAACAGGAACAGGAACAGGATATTGAAGAAGCTAAAGCTTCTTTGTCGGCTTCGCCTCCGCCAGCGCCGCCGCAAGAAGGACTGTTCGATCAAAGCGCGGGTAAGGGCAAGGCTGCTGGCGCGCCCAGTTGCCCCATCGATGATCTGTTGGACGCCTACGAGGAGTTGCTGCCCATGCTGCCGGCACCGCGCCGGTCGCTGTTTAAGGCCGGAAAGCGTGCTGCGCCGATGCGCCAGCGCTGGACCTGGGTGCTGACCGCAACCCATGAGCGTGGCCCCCGTGCTGGACAGCGCTTGGCCACCAACGCCGCCGAGGGCGTGGAGTGGTTCCGCAAGTACTTCGAGCACGTCGCAAAGTCCGACTTCCTGACCGGCCGTGATGGCAAGTGGACGGGCTGCAACATCGGGTTCCTGATGCAGCTTGAGAAGTTCAGCAAGGTGCTGGAAGGCGCCTACCACCAGGCGGAGGTGCCCCATGCGTGATCAGCTGGCAACCCCCGTGAGCTACGAGACGGAGCGCGCGCTGTTGGGCGGCTTGCTGCTGGACCCGCAGGCGTGGACGGCTCTCCCTGAGCTGGACGATGCTGCGTTCTACACCCCGACGCACCGCGACGTGTTCCGCGCCATCAAGACCTTGGCGACAACCGGCGCGCCGACAGACCCGATTTCGGTCTTCGAGCAGCTGCGGCGTCAGGGCCTGGAAATCGAACTGGCGGATGTGACGGATCTCGCCCAGTACACGCCCAGCCCGTCGAGCATGCGCCGGTACGCCGAAGAGATCCTGGGCCAGTACCGCCTGCGGCAGCTGATGGATGCCGGCCGCGACATCGTGGACTTGGCCATGACGCCGGGCAACACGGCTGCAGAGCAGATCGACAAGGCCCAGATGATGCTGGCCAAGCTGGCGACGGTGAAGGCCAAGCGCGATCCCCAGTACATCCACGAGTCCCTGGAGAAGTACATCGCGCTGCTGCAGGACCTGTCGGAAGGGAAAAACCCCGCCATCGCCACCGGCATCGGAGGCCTGGACAAGCTGCTGAACGGCGGCATGCGCCGCGGCGAAGTGATGGTGATCGGCGCCCGGCCGAAGCACGGCAAGACCGCGCTGGCCCTGGCCATGGCCCGGAATATGGCCCGCGACAACAGCGTGCTCTACCTGAGCCAGGAAATGCCTGTGAACCAGCTGATGCACAGGCACACAGCCGCAGCAGGTTCGTTCGACATCTCCCGCATCCTGGCCGCGAGCGAGACCGACACAGCCATGTGGGACGCGGTCGGTGACGCCGCGCGCCGCCTGGGGAATCTGCGCCTGAGCCATGACGACCAGTGCAGCCTGTCCCTGATGGACATCCGCCGCAAGGCATTGAAGGTGCGCCGCGAGCGCGGCCTAGACGTGCTGTTCGTGGACTTCCTGCAGCTGATGGAAGGCGCCGGCGAGGAAAACCGCAACCGCGAACTGGACGTGATCGTCAACGGCATCAAGGCCTTCGCCCTGGACCTGGGCATCTGCGTTGTGGTCCTGAGCCAGATGAGCCGCAAGGCCGACGAGCACTACGGCCGTCCCACGATGAGCCACCTGCGCGACTCCGGCGCCATCGAGGCCGCAGCCGACCAGATCGCCCTGCTGTTCACCGACTGGGCGCACCCGCAGAGCAAGCGCACCGCCGAGTTCGAGGGCTACGCCGAGCTGGAAATCGTTGCCCACCGCAACGGGCCGCAGGGCGTGGTGCCCATGGAGTTCATCGGTAAGTACCAGCAGATGGGCGATTGGCTCAAGCCGCTCCCCGTCCGTCGCCCAGTTGCAGAGCCCACCGGCCGCGCCCGCGCCGCCAACTTCTAGGAGAGCCCATGAGCCAAACGAACCATCCCTATGCGCTCCTCTGGAGCCAGAGCCAATGCGCCATGCACATCGAGCCCGTCATGGACATGCTGACCGAGAACCGCCGGGCCTGCGCGGAAAACCGCCGCATGGACTACGTGCCCATCGCCATCGGCAGCCGAGATCTGTGCAGCGCGCTCGCGGAAAAAGTTCGACAGACCCTTAACAAGCGCCGCGGCTGACCCGTCTCTCACTGACCCAAGGAAAGAATGAGCAGGACCTATATCGACTTCAATGCCGTGCCCAAGGAGCATAGGCAAATTGACGCGCGCCTTGCGAACTGGGGCCGCTGGTGCCACGGCTCTGTAGCCCGTGAGATCTCGCCGATGTTCCGCATGGTCTCGCCCGAGCCCATGGACCGCGCCCAGGCCCGAGAGGCCAGGCAGCGGCAGCAAGTGCAGATCGACCACCTGGATGCCGCCCGCATACATGCCGCCGTGATCCATCTTCCGCTGCAACACAGGAGCGCACTGAACTGGATCTATGTAAAACCCTGGATGGCTCCCAAACGGGTTTGCCAAATCATTGGCACCAGCTTGGTCGAACTCGGCCGGCTTTTGACAGACAGCCGCCAGATGCTCTTGGCGAGAAAGGTTTAGAACCGAAATGCAGTATCAAAACGGACGTGCTTCTGCGGATGAGCAGCTGGTCAACGAGCACATGCTCGGACAGTGTATGCATCACAACTTCAAGGTGGTTCGAAGCCCCAGCCTGCTGTACGCCGAATGCCGCGACTGCAATGCGTGGCGGCACTTGGACGGCAGGCCGAGTCGCGAGCAGGCTCATCACGAACTGCTCGCCCAGCAGATCAGGCCTGCGCACAACCCCACCAACGGCCTGCAGGTTGAGCGGTTGATGGGACGTGCAGGGTGGGAGGTTCTCTCTGTCTGCCGTGATGGAGTCTGGCGCTGCACCGTAAAGCGCGCGGGCGTGATCTTCGAATCGGCCGACCACTCGACACCGGCGGCGGCAGCGGTGCAAGTTGCGGCACTGCTCATAAAAAAGGGGTTGTACAAGGCCTAATTTTAAGGTATCGTTCGCCATATCGATAGAGCGCAGACGCATAGGAATCGTGGCATCCCTGGACGGAGGTGTCGGCGCGTCGATGGCTCAAGTTGATGCCTTCCCAGGGCGCCGAGGCGCCCAAAGAAAAAGCCCGCTAGGTTCGCCAGCGGGCTTTTTCACTTGTGCCTATTCGCTCAGAATGGTTGAGCGTCATGTGGCGTGCAAGACGGAGCTGAAGATGGTCGATGGTCGCGAACAGCTTGATGCAGTAGGCGGAGAAGGTATCCCATGGCCACTCAAGGCGGGGACTCTCGTAAATGACAATCGTCCTGTGATCTGGCCTTGGGCGATATCGCGCGAAAACGTGGCCCTGCTTTTGGGCGACCTTGTAGGGCGTGCGTTGAGGGTTTCGTCTGGCCCCGTCTCGCAGGAAGTGGTTCCTGGTCGAGTGACGGTGCTTACGAACGAGGCGGGTCAGATCGTGGATATCTATGTTGATCCTGACGGGCCTTTGATTTAGATGCGGCGGAGTGCCAGAGATGGTCTAACGGTAGCTTGAAGCAAGGGGCCTGCGTGGGGACGAGAGCCGATACGCTGGTCTGCCTGGGTTCGAATCTCAGCTCCGCGATCTACACATCGGCGTCACCGTCCAGCACTCCGATGACTGCTCGTAGCGGCTTCGGTGAGCAAGAGATGGAAAGACGCGTGCAACGTCCGCAAGTAATGCCTGTCTGCTTGATGTTTCTGGGAGGTAGGTTACGATCCTTCTATGAACTAAAGGAGAATGGCTTGTATACAAATAATAGCCCCGAAGCGAATGAAGCTCGGTCCATCGCTGACTGGGCGGAAAATTTGGAACCTGGTAGTGAAGCTTTCTATAGCGTTCCGGTAGAGTTTTTTGGCCACGAATCGAGATTGATTTTGGGTGCGGAGAATATTCTGAAATCTGAAAAAGTGCAGCACATAATACTAACTTCAGAGTCTGCTGGAGTGATTAAAGCCAAGGTGCAGAGATTTTCTTGATTTTCGAAATTGAGCGTTTTTCTAAAACTGAGGAAGAATTCGAGCAATAGCTATTTGAGTTGTTGCTCTAGTTTTTTTTGCAAAAGCCCGCTTGGTCCCTCAGCGGGCTTTTTTTATGAGGCTTAAGCGTCAGGTTTCTACTGCGCAACGGTTGAATTTCCGGGGCACGTATTTTCTAGTCATAGATCAGTTCTCCAAGGTCGTCGTTCCGGTTGTTTTTTGGTGGCTGCGCTGGCTCTTGATTCTTTGTGCTTGTAGCGAGCACAGATTCAAAGAATTTCATAAAATCCTTGTCTGCTGAGAGTTCCTTGCAAAGTTCAGCGTGCACGCCTACTGCCAAAATTAGGGCATTCCCTCCATTGTTGGTTTCTAATTGGCATTCATCTTTTATTTCTCGTCTGAATGCTGGTAATCCCTTTGGCGATTCGTTGTAAAATATAGCCTTTGCATAACGCAGCATGGCTATACGTTCTTGAATTTCCTCCAGTTCTTTGCTCGCTTTTACAAAGTTGCCAAGAATTTCACTTGTCCGGTGAGGCATTAAATTACTCCTTTTGTAAAAAGAAATAGATGGTAGCAAACATTGATCGCAGAATTTGTTGGATGTGTTTGAGGGCAGACTGGTAAAGCACAATTTGTGTCAAGTGACTAGATGTCTGTGTGGGGAGGTGCCTATCAAGGAGGGTAGATGCTCAAGACGCTCAAGAGCACATTACCCGTGCTCGACACCCGCCGCGTGCAGACGATGCAGGCCGGCAGCTGGCGCACCAGCGACCAGACGGCAGCGCAGCGCGGCTACGGCTACAAGTGGCAGAAGGCCCGTGAGCAGTTCCTGCGCGAGCACCCACTGTGCGTGATGTGCCAGCTGCAGGGCAGGGTCGAGGCGGCAACGGTTGTTGACCACATCACCCCGCATCGCGGGGATCAGTCGCTGTTCTGGAGGCGCAGCAATTGGCAGCCGTTGTGCGCCACGCACCATAGCCGAGACAAGCAACGCGAGGAGCAGAGGCAATGAAAGTCAGGGCACTGAAGAAGCGCGCTATCCCAAGGGCGCTGTTCGCGACCCGCATGCGTGCGTACGACCGCGCGTGGCAGGAAATGACGGATGCCCTTTGCGCATCGCTTGTGGAGGGCATTCGCGGCATTCAGGCGTGGACTGCTTCACCCGTGCCCCTACCGCCTGAGCATGAGTTCAAGGAAGGCGACTACGCCACCCGGGACGGCACGGACGTGCAGCTGGTGACCTACGCCAACGACCGATATGCAGACTTCCTGTGCCTGAAGGCGCCGCGCACCGGATGGATCGGCGTCGGAGAGGTCGAGCACAACGGCCAGTGGAAGTACACGCCGCTGACGGCCGAGGAGGCTCGGGATATGGGCGCGGTGCTCGAAGCGGCGCCAGAGCCCGCCTGACGCGATCCAGGGGCATCGCCGGGGCGGTTTAGGGGAGGGGGTGGGTCAAACCTTGGGGGGCTCGGCCTTCTAGACCGCCCTGTTCCTCACCCGCAGAAAATTTCCCCCGTGGGAAAAGATGTTAAAGGTCCGGCCTGCCCGTTAACACGGCTGCAAGCCGCGCCAGTGCTGGGTTTGCGCGATTTTTAACGCGCGCCAGATGTTAAAGGGATGTTAAAGACTGGAAGGGGTTTGCGATGGCGCTGACAGGCAAGAAGCGGCTGTTCGCCGAGGCCTTGTTGGCGGGCAAGTCGAACAAGATGGCGGCGCTGGCCGCTGGGTACAGCGCGGCATCCGCTTCGGCGGCTGGATCGCGGCTGGCCAAGGACAAGGATGTGCTGGCGCACCTGCAGCGCAAGGCCAAGGTGGTCAGCGCCGCGCCGCCTGCAGCGGCTGACGCCGCCGCGCCACCAGCTGGCAGTTTCGACTTGAGCCAGGCGCTTTCCCACCGGGACCCCCGGGCCTTCCTGTTGGCAGCCATGAACGACAACCAGCTGGAGCCGAAGCTGCGGATTGACGCCGCCAAGGCGCTGATGCCATTCGAGTTCGCCAAGAAGGGCGAGGGCGGCAAGAAAGAGCAGCAGGCGGATGCCGCCAAGCAGGCTGGCGCCGGCCGCTTTGGCCTGAGGGCGGTGAAATGAAGAAATGGACCACAAGCTGCCCTGACTGGGAGCGCCGCATTGTTGCGCGCAAATCCCTGGTGCCGCTGGCGCCGCTCTTCCCCGACGTGGCTGCGGATGCCATGGATGTGTTTGGTGCGCTGCGGATGATGGATGCCGACGGAAGTCCGACCATGGGCGAGGCCTGCCTGCCCTGGGTGATGGACTTGGTGAAGGTGTTGTTCGGCGCATATGATCCGGACCGCCGGCGCAGGTTGATCACCAACTACTTCCTGATGGTCTCCAAGAAGAACGGGAAGTCGATGATCGCGGCGGGCGTGATGCTCACTGCTCTCATCCTGAATACCAGGCCTTCGGCTGAATTTCTCATCCTGGCACCCACGAAGGAGGCAGCCGAGAACGCATACAAGCCGATCCGGGACATGATCTTGGCGGACGAGGAGCTGTCGGCCCGGTTTCAGGAGCAGCAGCACGTCAAGACCGTGACCTGCCGGCTCTCGCGCGCCTCGCTCAAGGTGGTGGCGGCTGATTCGGCGACGGTGACGGGTAAGAAGGCGACGGGCGTCTTTGTGGACGAGCTTCACGAATTCGGCAAGAGCGCGAAGGCTGCGGCCATGCTCACCGAGGCCACGGGCGGCATCACCTCCAGGCCCGAGGGGTTTGTCTTCTACTGCACCACGCAGTCCGAGAATCCTCCGGCCGGCGTGTTCAGGGACAAGCTGGCCTATGCCCGCAAGGTGCGCGATGGAGAGGTGAATGATCCGCGATTCCTGCCGGTCATCTACGAGTTCCCCAAGAAGATGCTTGAGGCGAAGGCCTATGAGGATCTGAGCCAGGCTTACATCACGAATCCGAACTGGGGCGTCTCGGTCGATGAGGACGTGATCGCGCAGAAGCTCCTGGAGGCGCGAGAGACAGGAGAGCACGCCATCCGCGACGTACGGGCCAAGCATCTGAATGTGCAGGTCGGCATGAACATGGCCGGCGACCCGTGGGCCGGCGCCGTCTACTGGGAGCGCAGGGGCGATGCCGCTGTCACCCTGGACTACATCCTGCGCGAGTGCGAGGTGGTCGTGGTCGGCGCCGATGGCGGCGGGCTGGATGACTTGCTCGGCTTGGCTGTCGAGGGTCGCATCCGTGGCTCCAATCGCTGCGTGCTGTGGAACAAGGCCTGGATCCACCCCATAGGCATCGAGCGCCGCAAGTCCGAGGAATCCAAGTACCAGGATTTCGAGCGCGCCGGCGACCTGGTGGTGGTGAAGCGGCCGGGGCAAGACGTTGAAGAGCTGGCTGCCTTGTGCAAGCAGATCTTCGATTCGGGACTGCTGGCCCGGATCGGGCTGGACCCCGAGCGAACCCACAAGGTGCTTTTCCAGGCGCTGATCGACGCCGGCATCCCTGAGGATCTGGTGATCGGCATTTCGCAGGGCTGGAAGCTCACCGGCGCCATGGCAGTCATGGAGCGCGGCCTGGAAGGCGGCGACTTGGTGCACGCGGCCCAGCCGCTCATGGCCTGGTGCGTGGGCAATGCGAAGGTTGAGCCCAAGGGGAATGCCTTCCTGATCACAAAGCAGGCCAGCGGCACAGGAAAGATTGACCCGCTCATGGCGTCTCTGAACGCCGTCACGCTCATGGCCACCAATCCGCAGGCCAAGGGGCCATCCGTCTACGAGACGCGCGGCATGCGCTTTCTATAGGGCACGACCACATGAAGATATTCGACAAGCTGTTCCGGCGGGATGGGCCGGAGGCTCAGTCGCGCCCGCGAGCCAGTTCGGAAGGAATTACCTTCCAGGGGCTGGACGACCCGGCGCTGCTGGAGTTCATCCGCAACGGCCAGATGGGCGCATCGAACCGGATGCTGCGCAACACCTCGGCGTTGCGCTGTCTCTCGCTGATCGGCAATGGCCTGGGCATGCTGCCCACCAGCCTTTACCGAGCCGGCGATGACAAGGAGGTTGCCAAGGATCACCCGGCGCACAAGCTGCTGCGCTACAAGCCGAACCCCTGGCAGACGCCGATGGAGTTCAAGAGCCAGATGCAGCTGCTGCTGGAGACCGAGGGCAACGCATACGCGCGCATCATCCGCGCCGCTGGCCGCCCGATCCACCTGATTCCCTTCGAGAAGGGGAAGGTGGACGCCAAGCTGGGCAGCAACTGGCGTATGCAGTACCGCTGCACGACCGAGAACGGCGGGCAGATCACGCTGGACCAGGAGGAGATCCTGCATGTGCGCGAACTGTCGTTCGACGGTGTGCTTGGCTTGTCCAAGCGGCAACTGTCCACCGAGGTCTTCGAGCTGGCTGAGCAGGCGCAGCGTGCGGCCGGCAACATCTTCAAGACCGGCGTGATGGCTGGGGGCGCGATCGAGACGCCGAATGCCCTCTCAGACCAGGCGTACAACCGCATGCGGGCCTCGCTGGACCAGGGGCTGAGCGGCTCCGAGAACGTCAACAAATGGATGATCGCGGAGGAGGGGGCCAAGGCCAATCCCTTCACATCGACGGCCAAGGACGGCCAGCAGCTGGAAAGCCGCAATCACCAGATCGAGGAGGTGGCCCGACTGTACGGCGTGCCCCGGCCGCTGCTGATGATGGATGACACCAGTTGGGGGTCCGGCATCGAGCAACTGGCCATCTTCTTCGTGCAGTTCACGATGACGCCGCGCTTCACGGCCTGGGAGCAGGCACTGGAGCGCTCGCTGCTGACGGATGCAGAGCGGGGCCACTACTACTTCAAGTTCAACGAGCGCGCGCTGCTGCGCGGCACGCTCAAGGACCAGGCGGACTACTTCGCCAAGGCGCTGGGCGCCGGTGGCCACCAGCCATGGCACACGGCCAACGAGGTCCGCGACCTGGCCGAGTACCCGGCAGACCCGAACCCGAAGTTCAACACCCTGGGCGATCCCTCGGGGAAGAAAGCAAGCAATGAGCCTCAAGCAACTACCTGAGATCCGCGCGGATCACCGGCTGTCCAAGGCTGGATTCGATCTGCGGCCCGATGCTGTGGACCGCTGGGAGCCCGAGGTGCGAGCCTCGGCCAGCGACGCGGAAACGAGCATCTCCATCTACGACTCCATCGGGGAGAACTGGGAGGGCACGGGCGTCACGGCCAAGCGCATTGGCGCCGCACTGCGCAACATCGGTGCGCGCGACGTGACGGTCAACCTGAACTCCCCGGGTGGCGACTTCTTCGAGGGCATGGCCATCTACAACCTGCTGCGCGAGCACAAGGCCAAGGTGACCATCCGCGTGCTGGGCGTGGCCGCCTCGGTGGCTTCGGTGATTGCCATGGCCGGCGACGAGATCCTGATGGGCGATGGCTCGTTTCTGATGATTCACAACGCCTGGGCCGTGGCCGTCGGAAACCGCCACGACATGACCGACACGGCCGCTGTACTGGCGCCGTTCGATGCCGCGATGGCTGCGCTGTACGCGCACCGCTCCGGGATCTCCGAGGCCGAGGCAGCGATGCTGATGGACCGTGAGACCTGGATCGGTGCGCAGCAGGCGGTCGATGACGGATTCGCCACGGGCCTGCTGCCCAGCTCGGAGATCCCCCACACGACCCAGGCATCCGGCGCGCGCAAGCCGCTGGCGCTGATCGAGGCCTCCATGGCCAAGGCCGGCTACTCGCGCACCGCGCGCCGGGATGCCTTCAAGGCCCTGTTTTCCAACGGCACGCCGGGCGCTGCCGATCCCGATGCCACGCCGCGCGCTGGCCCTGAAGTCGCAGCCTCGCTGCAATCGCTGCTGGACACGATGCGCGTGTAGACCGCAGCAACCACCAACCCAATCGGCCGCCCTTGAGGCGGCTTTGTCATTTCTGAAAGGGCCACACCATGGCAAAGCAACACACCGCACGTCCCGTTCCCCGCGGCATCATGGCAGTCCGCGCCGAGGCTCCTACAACCGCAGAAGTCCGCGCCCTGGTCGAAGGCGTGCAGCAGGCGTTCGCAACGTTCCGCGCCGAGCACACCAGGCAACTGGACGATATCAAGGCGGGCATGTCCGGCTCTGATCAGGAGGCCAAGCTGGCCAAGATCAATGCAGCCATCGACAAGCTGCAGCAGGAGAGCGACGACGCACACACCAAGATCGCGGCGGCCCAGCACCAGGGCGGCCCTGCTGGCCCGCGCGACAAGGCCCACACCGATGCCTTCATGGCGTTCATGCGCCGTGGCGACGAAACCGCCATCCAGGGCGTTAAGGCTGCGCTGAACAAGGGCGCGGACGACGAAGGCGGCTACCTCACCCCCACTGAATGGGACCGCACCATCACGGACAAGCTGGTGCTGGTCTCGCCCGTCCGCCAGATCGCCGGTATCCAGAGCACCAGCAAGAACGCCTATACCAAGTTGTTCAACACGGGTGGCACAGGCAGTGGCTGGGTCGGCGAAGCAGCCGCGCGCCCCGAGACCAACACTGCCGAGTTCTCGCCTATGACCATCACCACGGGCGAGATCTACGCCAATCCGGCTGCCACACAGCAGATCCTAGACGACGCCGAGATCAACCTGGAGCAGTGGCTGGCCGGCGAAGTGCAGACTGAGTTCGCCAAGCAGGAAGGCCTGGCCTTCGTCTCCGGTGACGGCGTGAACAAGCCCAAGGGCATCCTGACCTACGTGACGGGCGGCGCCAATGCGGCAGCCCATCCCTTCGGCGCGATCACCACGAAGAACTCGGGCGCTGCGGCCGCCATCACGGCGGACGGCATCATCGACTTGATCTACGACCTACCCAGCGCCTTCACGGGCAATGCGCGCTTCACCATGAACCGCAAGACCCAGGGCCTGATCCGCAAGCTCAAGGACGGCCAGGGCAATTACCTGTGGCAGCCCAGCTATGTCGCTGGTCAGCCGGCGACCATCGCGGGCTTCCCCGTGACGGAGATCCCCGATATGCCCGACGTGGCCGCCGGTTCCAAGCCTGTGCTGTTCGGTGACTTCAAGCAGGGCTACCTGATCGTGGACCGTATCGGCGTGCGCGTGCTACGCGACCCGTACACCAAGAAGCCCTACGTGCTGTTCTACACGACCAAGCGCGTTGGCGGCGCCGTGGTGAACCCCCTGTGCCTGCGTGCCATGAACGTGGCCGTCAACCCCTGAGGTGCAAGGAGGGGCTTCGGCCCCTCCTCAAGGAGATCACGATGCATTTCATCAAACCTTTCTACGGCTGTCGCGATGGCGAGATCTACCCGACGCACTTCCAGCCAGGCGATACCTGCCCGCCCGAGCTGGTAGATGCCGCAATTGCCTGCGGCGTGGTGCAGGCTGACGAGCAGCCCGAGCAGCCCGAGCAGCCCGAGCAGCCCGAGCAGCCCGAGCAGCCCGAGCAGCCCGAGCAGCCCGCAAAGAAGCCTGCAGGCCGTGGCAAGGCTGGCGCTGCCCAGGAGTGAGCCCCGATGCCCATCCTGACCATCGAGACGGCCATCGACCACTGCCGGGCTGACCCGGAGGACGCCGCGATGGTCGAGCTGTACCTCGGTGCTGCCATCGACGCCGCCCAGGAGTACCTGGGCCGCAAGGTGTACGCCGACCAGGCCGAGCTTGACGCTGCGGTGGCTGCGGGCGAGGGGGGTGAGCTGCCCATGGTGGCCACCTACTCGGTCAAGGCCGCGATGCTGCTGATCTGCGGCCACCTCTTCGCCAACCGCGAGGACGTGGTGGTGGGTGCGCAGTCCTTTGCCATGCCCAACGGCTCGCGCGACCTGCTGCGGCCCCATCGAAAGGTGCAAGGCCTATGACCACGTTCCGCGCCGGCACCCTTCGAGACCGCATCCACATCCAACGCAAGACGGGTGGCGCGGATGAATGGGGCACGCCGCTGCCCGAAGGCTGGGAAAACATCTCCACGGCCCGCATCGCAGCCAACGTGCTGCACAAGTCTGGCCTGGGCACGATCAAGGCAGACGCTGAGGTGTCCATCGTCCGCGCGAGCATCCGCATCCGCCGCCGCGCTGGCGTGGACGCTGGCATGCGCGTGCTGTTTGGCGGCCAGATCTACGAGCTCAAGGCCGTGCTGCCTGGGCCAACCCGCGAGTACATCGACCTGGTGTGCGAGCTCACGAAAGGACTGACCCAATGACCAAACCACGGCCCCAACGCGCGCCCCGAGCGCCGCGCGCTGCCCAGGCGCCGGCTGACGACGGCGGGCCGCGCG